CCCCGAATTTGAATGTGAATTTGTTTCAACCACCCAGGCATCCGTCCCGGATGCCGCCAACACACCACAGGAGCGATCCATGCCTCACGCAGCAAACTCCCAGGCGGCGTCCACCGGCCCCGCCAGCACCCAAGCCACTGCACCCGCAGCCAGCGAGACCCGCAGCGCCGAGCAGATCCGCGCAGAAGCTGCGCAAGCCGAGCGCCAGCGCATTGCCGACATTCAGGAGACGGTCAGCATTGCTAACCTGGACAACGGTGCAGTATTGGCGCGCGGCTTTATCGACAACGGCACATCCATTGACGCAGTGCGTGCAGCCGTGATGGACGCCATGCGCGAGCGCAATGCCGCAACCGAGGTGCGCTCAGCAGCGCACCTCGTCGTAGTCGGCGACCAGGCGACCGAGCAACGGGCCTTCATGGCCGAGGCCATTGCCCACCGCCTCAACCCCGCCGGCACGATCTCGGACGGCGCTCGTCAGTATCGCTACATGACACTGCGCGAGATGGCTGCGCAGTCGCTGGAGGCGCAAGGAGTGCGTACCCGCGGTATGTCGCAGCTCGAGCTGGCGACCCGCGCCATGCACACCTCGTCGGATTTTCCGGCCATCATGGCAAACGTGATGAACAAGCGCCTGCGCGAAACCTACGTCGCCGCCCAGCCGACCTATCGTCAATGGGCGCGCCGCGCCCCCAACGCGCCCGACTTCAAGCAAATCCAGGTGACCCAGCTTGGCGCCATGCCGGACCTGAAGAAACTCGCAGACGGCAAAGACATCGAGTACGGCACCGCATCCGATGGAAAAGAGGTCTACAGCGTACTTACCTATGCGCGCGGCCTGGTGTTCTCGCGTGCGATGCTGATCAACGATGATCTGCGCGCATTCGACCGCGCAGCCTCCGGCTTTGCAGCCTCCGCTGCGCGTCTGGAAAACCGTCTGGTCTACGGTCAGCTGATCGACAACCCGACGCTGGGCGACGGTGTGGCACTGTTTCACGCGAGCCACAATAACCTCGGCACGGGCGCAGCGCTGGACGCCGCAGCGCTCAAGGCTGGTCGCGCGGCGATCCGCAAGCAGAAAGGTCTCGCCAAGGAAGAGCTCAACCTGTCGCCGAGTTTCCTGCTGGTCGGATCGGACAACGAGCAACTGGCGTATCAGTACACCAGCTCCAACTATGTACCGGCCAAACCATCGGACGTCAACGAGTTCCGTGCCGGCGGCCGTACTGCGCTGACGCCGATCGTGGACTCGGTACTGGATGTTGCAACGGCGTATTACATGCTGGCCGATTCCAGCCAGGTCGATACTGTCGAGTACTGCTATCTGGATGGCTCTGAAGGCGTGTTTATCGACAGCGCGATGGATTTCGACAGCGACGGCATGAAGGTCAAGGCGCGCCTCGACTTCGCCGCCAAGGCGATCGACTTCCGCGGCACCTGGAAGAACCCAGGCGCATAACAGCGCCTGGGTTCGCCGCTGGCCTGCGCAATCTGACAATGCGCGGCCAGCCGATCTCACTTAATTTTGATCTCTGAAAGGTTCAGCATGAAAAACTTCATCAATACCGGACGCAATGATGTCTTTACCGCGCCATATGACGTCGTATCAGGCGCCGGCTTTCTGATCGGCCTGCTGTTCGCCGTCGCCAACGCCGATGCCAGCAGCGGCCAAGATGTTGTGGGCGATATGGTTGGCACCTTCGATCTTGCTGCCAAGTCGACCGACACCGCTTTGGTCGGCGCAGCAGCGTACTGGGACGATACCGCCAAGAACATCACCGCCACCGCCACGGCCAATACGAAGGTCGGCGTGTTCCTGACAGCGAAGACAAACGGCCAGACCACGGCGACGATCCGCCTCAACGGCTCATTCTGATCGGTGCAGACGTCTGCACAAAACTGACAACCGCCTTCGGGCGGTTTTTAATTCAATTGGAGCGCATCGTGTGGTCTGAAGAAGATTTCTTTGCCGCTTTCGAAGAGGCTGGCATGCTGACCGATGCGCTCTATACGCCTTCCCTCGGGGATGCGCGCACGGTCAAGGTGGGCTTTGCCCAGCCAGACACGCTGCTGCTCAACGAGATGGTGCAGGTAGCGCAGTACCAGATCGAATATGAGACCGCAGTCATGCCAGATCTGGCAGACGGCGAGTCCATCGTCATCGGCGGCGAGACCTACCTGGTGCGCGGCGAGCCCCAGAAAAAGGGCGATGGCTATTACAGCACAGCGGAGTTGATCAAGACATGAGCCAGCGGAAGGACATACGTAAAGCTGCGGCAGCAGTGTTGCGCACCGTGCCGGCCATTGCCAGCCGTGTTCATGCATCGCGCACGATCCCGGTCAACGGCGATCGCCCGGCAGATATGCCGTGCGTGCTGGTCTATACCGACCGCGACCCGGCATCCAAGGTCAATACCTATGAGCAGATGCGCGAGCTGGCTTTGCGGATCGTGGTGATCGTTCGATCGGGAACCGATGCCGACGATCTGCTGGACGACTACTGCGAACTCATCGAGAGCGTGATGGAGCGTGCGAACGACGGCACAGCGACGCCGCCGACCGGGCTGGAGCTGCTGATCGACTCCTGCGACTACGTGGATACCGCGCTCACCTACAGCGGTGAAGAGGGCCGTGCCGAGCTGGTGCATGCCGAGATGACGTACACGCTGCGCTACTACCGCACGCCGCAGCAAACGCTGGACAACTTTAACCAGGCAAACATCCGGATCGACATGTCGAGCCCGCGCAACGAACCGCAAAGCGAGGTCGCGCCGGATGGACAGGTCGATGCAGCCGCGACCCTGACATTGAATCCGTAACACCTACCCGCAGCACAAACCAACAGGAGCATCCATGAAGATCATCACCATCTCGTCAGCCGATGGGCGGCTGATTCGCGACCCCGCATCCGGTCGCGAGATTACCGGACCCACCCGCGTCGATGGCGACGACGGTTTCTGGATCCGCCGTATTGCCGCCGGTGACGTCGTTATCGTGCGCGAGCAGGCGCCTGATCAACAGAAGTCCGCTGCCAAGGAGCTCAAATAATGCCTATCAGCTTTAACCAGATCCCCGTCAATTTGTTGACGCCGGGACAATACGTCGAGTTCGACAACAGCAAAGCCAACAAAGGCCTGGTCGTGATGCCTAACCGTATCTTGATTCTGGCGCAGATGCTGGCTGCCGGCACTGCTGTGGCAGATGTGCCTTTCATGGCCAACAATCTCGCCGATGTGCGTGCAGCAGTTGGCCGCGGTTCGCACGCGGCGCTGATGTTCGAGGCCTCGTTTAATGTCACCGATACGGTCGAGACCTGGATCGTGCCGCTGGCCGACAATGACGCCGGCGTGGCGGCAACCGGCACGGTCGCATTCTCCGGCACCCCGACGCAAGCCGGCGTCATCAACCTGTACATTGCTGGCGAGCTGGTGCAGATTGCGGTCGCCGTGACCGATACGGCGAGCACGCTGGCAACGGCGCTGGCTGCCGAGATCAATGCCAACGGCGATCTCCCGGTCACGGCATCGGCCTTGTCCGGCTCGGTTACGCTGACGGCGCGCAACAAGGGCGCGCTGGGCAATGATATCGATCTGCGCCTCAACTACTACCCGCTGTCACAGCGCACGCCATCCGGCGTGACAGTCGCAATCACCGCGATGGCCAATGGTGCTGCCGATCCGGATGTCGCGATCGCTATCGCTAGCCTCGGCGAGACGCAGTACAACACCATTCTCACCGGTTTGTCGGACCCGTCGGTCTTGGCGCTGCTGGAGACCGAGCTGGACGCACGCTGGGGGCCGCTGAAACAGATTGACGGACGCTTGCACACATCCGTGCGCGGCTCGGTCGGCTCGCTTAATACCTTGGCAAGCGCGCGCAACAGCCCGCATGTCATCGCCTGGGCGGTCGAGGCGGGCGGATCGCCATCGCCGGTATGGAAGCATGCGGCAGTGTGGGGCACGATCTGCGCGTACTACCTTGGCGGCATCGACCCTGCACGGCCGGTGCAGACGTTGGTCGGTCCTGGCCTGCTGCCGGCATCGGCAGAGAAGCGTTTTACCCGCGCCGAGCGTAACAATCTGCTGAGCTACGGCCTGGCGACCTACATCGCCGATAACGGCGGCAATCTGATGGTCGAGCGTGCGGTGACGATGTACACAACCAATGCCGGCGGCTATATCGATCCAAGCTATCGCGATGCAGAGACGATGTACACGCTGTCGTACCTGCGTTACAGCGTACGTGCACGGATCGCGCAGAAGTTCCCGCGCTACAAGCTGGCAAACGACGGCACCAACTTCGCGCCCGGACAAGCCGTGGTCACGCCTCGCAC